ATGGCAAACACGAATCTGATCTACACCTACATTCAGGACAGCGGCTACAAGCTGCAATATGTGGCCAGTGTGCTGCACATCAGCAGCAACACCCTGCGGCACAAGCTGCTGGGCGAGACCCAGTTCAAGCTGGACGAGGCCGAGCGGCTTTCCACCATGCTGGGCCTGACGATGGCCGAGCGGGACGCCTGCTTTTTCGATGCCGAGAACCGGTTCTCGCGCAGTGCAACGCTGGAGCTGCCCAAAAGGGGGAAGCGCCAGTGACACCGGAGCAGCGCGATGTGACCCGGAACGCCCTGCGCAAGTATGGCGAGCGGCACTGGGCGCGCACGCCGGAAAACCGCCGCTGGCAAAGCGCCATTGATGAGGGCCTCGACTACTATCAGGCGCACGACCCCATGCGGGCAGACCTGCTGCGAATGCGCTTTTTTGAGCAGCGCCCGGAGGACGAGATCTTGGAGCAGCTGCACATCGGCCGCACCACCTACCAGAAGGCGTTGCAGGACCTTTTGAGCACCATCGCTGTCTACGCCGCCCAGCGCGGCGCGTTCTGAGCAAACAGCCGTGAAAAGTGCCCCAGAAACGCTCGCGGTCGTTTCTGTGGCACAACCATAAAACAGGGCTGCTGCACCGTGTTTCGTGCAGCAGCCCTGTTTTGGTTATTTCTTCCTGGTGTCCGGGTCCTCGCAATGGCTGTGGCAGGAGGCGCAATTGCCGTTGCAGCCCTCGCCCTTCCAGCCGCCCTGTCTGGAGATCCAGACCACAGCCAGCGCAAACAGCACAGCCAATATTACCAGCGTGATGATCCCGCGAAGTGTCATATTCATCCCTCGATTTCTTTTGTACGGCTTTCTGCCCCAAGTATACACGATTTACAGGCAAAGAGCAACAGCCTGCCGCACATTTTTTGTGCAGGGTGCAGCCGATGCGGCTGCCCGGCGGTAATGTTGCACGCCCGGCGGTCGGCGCACCATTTTTGCAGCCGGAGAAAGCGTTTCGAGAAAAGTAAAATAATTTTAAATTAGGGCTTGCATTTCTGCAAAGGCCGTGCTATAATAATCACGTTCCAGTTCGGAACGAACAACACAAGCAAATATGGAGGATTAGCTCAGCTGGTTAGAGCACCTGCATCACACGCAGGGGGTCTGGGGTTCGAGTCCCTAATTCTCCACCATTCAGTTCGTACTCGAACCCAATTCTTTACGAGAAAGGGTTCGGGTACGTTTTTGTTTGCAAGAGGTTCTGAGGAAGGACGACTCGGAACGGTAAACAAGCAAAGGCAGGGTATCATCGTTGGCGATGGTATCCTGCCTTTTGTTTTGCGGAATCAAGTTCGCTTTGTGCGAACTTGGTCGTCACCCTATATGACGCATTGGGGGCAATCGCTGCGTACGTGCGTACCGGGAGAGCGTGTACACCTCTGGCAAGGTGTAACACACTAGACTTTGGAACAAAGTCTGTGTGCCAAGGGGCATAGCCCCTTTGGAATCCCTGCGGAGCGTGTACGCACGTACGCGGGGAAACGGCTAAATCTCTCTTATACAGATTGAAAATCAAACCGGTTATCGTTGTAAACGATTCGTAGAGTATCTTGCGGCGAAAATAGCCGCGGTATTTCTTGATAATGGTTTATAGTCGTGCTATCTTGTAGTGGCAAGGAGGAAGCAAAATGGATTCACAGAAGTTTGGTACATTTATCGCCCAGTGCCGCAAAGACAAGAAAATGACACAATCTGACCTAGCCGCAAAATTGAATGTGACCGATAAAGCTATCAGCCGCTGGGAAAGAGGTGTGGGGTTCCCCGACATCAATACCATCGAGCCATTGGCCGCAGCTTTAGATGTCAGTGTTGCAGAACTTATGAAATCCGAAAGGATAGATAAATCAGAGATGTCTATCGCGATGAACAATGAAATTGTGAACAATGCGTTAAATTTTGCGGAGAAGCAAATTCAGCAGGAGAGAAAAAATGTTTTCTCAATTATTGGATGCCTTACAGTTGCCATAATTTTCATTCTATATCTGGATAATATCGGATGGCAGCTCGACACCTTTCTTTTTACAGTAGTGGGGATAATTCTCCCATTGATAGCAATCCTCTCGTTCCTTGTGCTGCTGGGATACGCTATATACCGAAAGTGCAAAGGCCAGTCTTGCCACCAAACCTTTTTGATTGCCCTTGCCGGCTTGGGGATAGTTGCTCTGATATTTGGTGCCTTTATGCTGGCTGGAACTTTGGGGTTAGGCCCTGTGCCTCAGTAAACATAAGCAGGGTTTGGGGCAGGCACGCCCCAACAAGAGCACTTCGGAAACTCACATGAGTTGAAGAAGTGAAGTCCCGGATGGACAAGAAATTTTCAAGAATTGAAAATTTGTGGCCACGGGACGATTCTTGCTCTCACACTTTCACTCTCTTTGTGCTTTTCTTTCTTGAAAGTCTATCGTTCTTTCGTTATAATAAAATTGAAAGAAGGTGGGCGCAATGATTTTGCAATACTATGTAATAGAATCTGCTACCGGGAAGCATATCAATATTGAAGTCGATGCAGCATCAAAAGATGATTTGGAAATTACCCGGAGCGGCTGGCAGACCGTCTGGGACACAGATTTCATTCTTGACCCTCAGAAAGAAAAGTACGTTGCCAAAACTGAAGAAGGTGAGATCGTTGCGCTGGGCGCTTACCGTATCCGGGAAGGAAGCGTAGCGGTCTATATTGCCTACATCGAAAGCCAGCCGGAAAGCAACCCCACTCTGACAAAACAAAAGAAGTATCAGGGCATTGGGAAAGCTATGATCGCATTCGGCATCCAGCTTTCGATCGATGCTAACTGCAACGGCGTAGTTGTTTTTGAAGCGAAAACAGACGAACTGGAACAGCATTATATCCGGGATTTTGGCGCACGTCCGGTCGCATCTCTGTATCCGGACGGACCCAAGACATTTATGATCGCCGATCAGGCGTCCAAAGATATTTTTTCTTCGTATCTTTTTTGAGAAAGGAGGAAATTATATGAAAGAATGTAATAAAGATTTTGACATCGATTTTTCTCCCATGTCGGATGAAACCATGTCGTGGCTGGATGAACTGCTTATGACGTGTAAGCGCTTTAATGTGGACTACTATAATGCATCTGAAAAAGACCGTACCTTTGTGGAGGCTGTGGCACGAAAAAACTATGGCCTGAAACAGGCTCATGCCAATGGAAAAGCCGCCTCCACCGTTGCACCGTTCTTTGGCATTCATCGTGCCGGCTGAACACATCAGGTTCGCCTGCTGTGGACAATGCTCCACCAAACGTAAGGCCGTTTACCTGAAAAGGTAAGCGGCTTTTTCTTGTATCTACGTGTTTTTTGATATACAAAAGTGAAACGGATTCACTTTTGCATATTGATAATGAAACGTGTAGGAGGCCCCCTTTTCAGTCGTTTGTAGCAAGTTTGTAGCAGATCTGTAGCAAAATTCGGAGAGGAACGGCAAAATGACCTCAGAAACCCGATTTTTGCAGATTTTTGGGCATAAAATTTTATCCTTGAATTTTGTGCAGAATGACGACGGTGCTTTTCATTCGGATTCTGATGCCGTACAATAAAGGAAAAGATCATGGATGAAAGGAGAAATCGCTGTGCGCTACACCATCCGGCATTTTGATTTGCCGCTGCTTACCTTTGAAGCAAACATGGACAGTGCAGATACTGGCCTCCATTTTATAAAGGTCTACGAAGAAAACCGTTCTTTTCTACCTTTGAATCTGACTGTATCAGAAGATGGTGTAGAACGCTGGCTGCGGCATCGCGCAATTCCGAAGAACCGAGCGTATGTAGACGCTCTGCTCTCTAAGGTGGGGCTTTCTTTGAATCGACCGCTTGGAATTATTGCAGCCAATAAAGGTCTTTCACTCAATGATTGCTTTTGGGTAGATGCAGAGGGCTCCGGTGACACCTTTGAAAAAGTAAATCTTTACGATAACCGATTCAGTCAGGTGCTGGCAGCAATCGCCTTTACAGGATATGGCAGCAGCATACGAACTTCGCTTGCGTCCTGCCCGGAGTTCTCGACCAACGGGATGCTGCCAAAATGCTGGCGCAGACAAAACGGAAAAATCTATCTTTATAAAGGTGGCACGTCAGGGTTCAGCAATTTTGGATTTGAACCGTACTCGGAACTGTATGTTTATCAAGTTGCACAGGTGATGGGCGTGAATGCGATTCGCTACACCCTGACAAAAGATCTGAAAAAGACGCTTTGTTCCAAGTGTGAGCTGTTCACCAGCAAAGAGCATTCTTATATTCCCATCGGGCAGCTTGTGTCCAAAGGTGGAATGAAAGCAATTTTTGCGTATTATCAGACGTTAGGTCAGACCTTTGTGGATGCGCTGGAAGATATGCTGGTCTTTGATGCGATCATCTGCAACACTGACCGCCACTATGGAAACTTTGGTGTGCTGGTAGATAATAAGACCAACACGATTGCGGCACCTGCACCGCTGTTTGACCACGGAAACTCGCTGTTCAGTCTGGGCGGAACGGATCTTTGGGACAACCAGAAAGCATTTGATGAATATGCCCGCACACTGCTTCCGCTTGCATACGATGATTTCTTTGCAGCTGCAAAGAGTGCAATGAAACCTCGTCACCGTACAATGCTCCATAAGCTGCTGGATTTCCATTTTGACCGCAGAGCGACACGTTATAATCTGCCGCCAAATCGCTTGAAGATGATTGAAAAAGAGGTACAGCGCAGAGCAAGAGTGCTTTTAGGGTAAAAAGTGGGGCGTTGGCATCGACCACAATGGCTACGCTAACCGGTATAAAATCGAATGCGACGGTTTGACCATTCTGGATTTGAACGCTCCCGGTTACACGATGCTGCAGTGGCTGACGATTCTTTTGGAGAACCGCGAATTCGATACTTCTGCCCCGCTGGCCGCAGAAGCCAAAGAATACCTGATGAACACTTTTCACCTCGACTATAAGTCTGCTGATATCATCATTGGCTACAGGGCAGATGACAGCTATTTTTCCTTTGCATCCGATTTTATCAACGGTGCAATCTCTTACCGCCAGTTGTGCAATGCCATGCGCTTGGGCAAGCTGGGGCAGCAGTTCGTGCTGAAAAGCAAAGCGGCCTTTGAACAGCTGGAATTTCTCGGCTATGAGACCGCAGACTCTAAAGAATGGTATAAGAAAAAGGCCTTCCGTGACCAGACAGCCCGCCGCCAATATTTTGACGTGGAGCGCAACCGCCGTCAGAGGGGAGACCTTTATATTACCACGATTCTCGACGAGGAGATGAAGCCCAATGATCCACGCTTACGATAAAAGCTATCTTTCTGCTGCACAGAAAAATCTTGCCCGGATGTTGGATTATCTTGTCAACGATCTGCATTATCCGTTGGAGACGGCATGGCAGTGGTTTCTTATCAGTAAGATGGCTTTTCGGTTTGAACAGGGGGATTGTTCTGTGTTGGTGGGCTTGTCCGGTGTAGAACTTGCCCGCGCTGTACTGGAGCAGGCGGGCGAAGTCGTACCTATGCAGAAACCCTCGTATGCCTACGACCGCAGCCCGGAATACTGGACAGGCTGGGCTCTTGCCTATTACCAGTGGCTGACCAGTTTGTGCTTTGCGGAGATTGAACAGGCAGTGTCTATCACGAAAGTGCGGCTGCTGTATACGCCCTACCACGAGATGGATGTACGGCAGTTTGCAGACAAGATGAACGAGTTGTACCGTGCGGCAAAGCCGGAAACAAACCTGAAAGCCATGCGCACATTGGCCGGATTGAGCCAATCGGAACTGGCAGGACAGGCTGATGTGTCTGTGCGTACCATCCAGCAGTACGAACAGCGACAGAAGGACATCAACAAAGCACAAGCAGAAACGCTGCTTCGCCTTGCGCGTGCGCTGAATTGCAACGTGGAGGATCTGATGGAGAAAGTTCCACCGCTGAATTTTATCGCAAGGCAAGAAAGTAGTGCAACATGAAAACGGCATATTTGCGATATGCAATTCAACGCTGTTGCCGTTGCATTAAAAAGTTGAATTGCAATAAATAAGAATGAAGCGATGAGACCTGACACAGATTGTGCAAACAAAAAAAGAAAGCTGCCATCCATGAGAGAAAAATTCTCACAGATCGGCAGCTTTTCTCTTTGAAGTTGTTATGCCTTCGTTGTGGTCAGAACTTCATCATTGACCAGCTGATTGGCCTTATCAAATGCTTCGATCATCTGGGTCGCTTTCGGATGGAGATAGACTTCATCCAGCGTTTTGGATTTGGGCGTGTGCCCGACAGCGCGTTTCAGGATATCCTTGTTGACGCCTGCGCGGTCACAAAGGCTGGCGTAGGTATGGCGGGTGGTGTAGGGCGTATAGGTGGCAAGCTTCCCGGCAAACTCCGGTTTGCGCTTACCATTTTCGTCGTAAGGATTCGGCTGGATGCCGATTTCCTCCAGGAAAGGATAGAATTTGCGGTTACGCCAGTTCTTTTCATTCCAGAAACCGCCTTTTCCATTGGGAAAGAGCGGACCGTTTTCCACAGAGGTGGCATACGCATGTTCAAAAACCGGGATGCCAAAGTCGAGAATGGGAATGATGCGGTTGCGTCCGGCTTCGGTCTTGCAGCCGCCGATCAGATAAGCACCGGATGCCGTGCGGTGAAAATCTTCGTGTTTGAAGTGCAGCAGCTCATAGATACGCACTCCGCAGGCCAGAAGAGCAATTACCATCTGCCCGGTGGGCGTGTTCTTCTGGCTCAGGATCAGCGTCACCTGTTCGTCCGTGAAAATCTCGCGTTCCGGAGATTTGCGTCCTTCGACTTTCAGGACAGATGCAAGGTTGGCATCCACGACACGCCAGCCAATGGCTGTGCGATACAGCTTACTGATAAGAGTACGCTCTTTTTCCAACATACTTTGAGACAGGCCGTTATCGGCCATCTTATCAAGGATGTTTTGGAAGTCTTGCGCATAGAGGGCGGCAATTTTGAAGTGCCACAGTGGACGAAGATATTTCCACGCAATGTCATAGAGCTCGCGAGCCTTATCGGACCGGCCCTTATATTCACGGGACTCTTTGAACATCCGGAAGCAGTCCTGCAGGGTAGAGTCCTGATAGGGTGTGGCCGGACGCTTCATCATTTCGGCGCGGACAGCTTCTGCTTCTTCACGGGTGACGTAGGTGCCAACAGCCTTCATGACTGTAATTCCGGTGTGAGGATCAGGGATCGGCATTCGGAGCAGCCATGGTTTCCGGCGTGTTCCGGACATTCGTGTGATGCTGCCATTGCCAGACGAGGCTTTCAGCCGGGGCGATTCTCGTTTGGCTGGAACGGCAGGTGGAGCTACTGTACCGGGAGATGGCGCTGTGCCAACGGGATGACCGCAGGCAGAGCAGAATTTAGCGGTATCTGAGATTTGATGACCGCAATTTTCACAGAACATAGATTTGAACCTCCTATTGATTTAAACTTGCTTCAAAAATGCCCCCGGCATCTGGAGGATGCCGAGAGCGGATGGTCGAATTAGTTGCGGGTGCGGGAGAGCTGGTACTCCAGGCTCTGCTCAGCCGTGAGCCCCTTCTGGAGAAAGCGGATCACATTGGGGTAAAACACGTAGATACGTGATCCGTTCGGTACGTGACTTATGTAACCGGCGGCTACGAGATTGCGGAGACCGTGGTATGTTATATCATAACCTTCGCTCCGTGCACGGCGTGCAGCACCTGTTAGTGTAAGAAAATCCTGTTGCTTATCAATCATAATTTTTCTCTCCTTTCGTATTCCGTAAAATGATGGAAAGCACAGGCGGCTTTTCATAATAAGCATATCTTTTTGAGATATAGGATTCTTAAAGGGCGATTAAGGGTACCAGGGAAGATCTGGCATTTTTGAAAAATCATAACGCTCCAAAGAATGCAAATCGGGTTGTACTTCCTCATATTGGGCGTTTAAAGGGGGAACGACATAGCCGCAGTTAAAAAATTGACTCTGGTCACGCAGCGTGATAGCACTACAATCGATGTATTCACAATCGCCGGAGTGGCAACACGGAGGCTCTGTAAAGAAAATTGGGGCGCCCATAGTTGAAAGCAGATCAGCGTACTCGGGAGAAACAGGGTTTTCAAAAAATCCATCTGGGATGTTCATGATAAATCCTCCTATTATTTAATGGACTGTGGTAGGTCAACATTCACCTGAATGCAATCAGTGCACGGGTGAGTCTCGTCTCCTATGTAAACGTATTCGGACAGTAGAAGACACTGGCCGGCTTTTAATGTTTTGAGCAGTTCAGCTGTTTCGGCACGGTGCTGTGGGGGCGCCAACATCTCGGAACATGCCCGAAGTTCTGTGAGTGGTGGCTTAAAAAACAGCTTGGTTCCAGTTTGGCTCAACGCCAACTGCTCATCTGAGCTAAAGGCTTTCAGAGATTGCGAAATAAGTATGGAACCGATAGAAAACCGACGACCTTCTGTGATGATTTGATTCAAAACTGTGCCTCGACCAAGCTTTAGATTCTGCACTTCATCGACCATAATGATGATTGGAGTTTGCAGCGCACGGGCAGAACGGAACCAATCATATAGCAGAAGTTCTGCTAGGATAATTCGTATGCCAGCAGGATACCCGCTTAGATCAAAGACGTGAATATTCGGAGAAAGCGGGAGAGAAGTGCTGCCTGTTTTTTGGAACTCGAATACGTTGTTCCGCAAAAGAGGTCTTAGACGATTGGCCAGTGTGCGGGCACTTGCCAAACCGGAGTTCTCAAGTTCCTCAAGAATACTGGGAAAAATTCGTAGAGATGTCTCTCTGCAATCTACACGGGATTTTATAGCATCGGTAAGAATTGCGGCCTGCGTAGGCCCCAACCGATAACCTTTACTGATGATCTCAGATAATCCATAAGCAGTGTCATATGAATCCTCTATACAGCCATCGTAAATTTTAGGGGTTATTAAGTCGCTTGCCACTGCTTTTCTATACAGATTATGTCGTATCACGAGCGATTCAAATTCTGGCGACAGAGCCTGGCAAATGTGTTCGGGAGACATTGTTTGGTTTATGTCTATGGCAAGTGCAGGAATACCTTGTTTAACATACTGGATAGCAAGACTTATACTAGCAGTACTTTTACCGCTTCCTGTTGCTCCTGTAATAAATACACTGGCGGGGTCAATACCGAAGCGAAACCGAAGATAGGTTTTGAATCTTTCGGAAACCTCCTCGTAGCTTCCGGGTGTAACTTTAATTTCAAAGTCTGGAATCAATGAAAAAATCTCCTTTTTATGTCAAATAGTTGTAATATCGCGGCGTCCATGTCCATTCACAAAGCTGCGATTAATGGAGCGCAGCCGAACATTCTTTGGATGCCCGGTAGAGAGAGTCAATGTCTTTACAATGCTGTCAGAGAGGATGCCAGCTTCGCTTAACTGAGCCAGAACATCAGAGACAAGAAATTCCGACATATACTCTGAAACCAAGGACTTCACAAGGTCAAGGGTGATATATAGCTTGTACTCATCGTATAACACCTCCATTTCCTTACAATAAGTTTCGTCTATATTACCGATGGCACGGAAGCGAATGCTTTGCTTTCTGGCAGCGGCGTAAAGCGCATCGCGGAAACGCTCTAACGCAGAAGCATCTGCCAGAGAGTCCCAATACTGAACATACTTCTCCAAAGTCTGTTTATATGTGTCTTGGAATTTTCTTTCACGCTGGTGAGTTGCGTCTGTACGAGAGAAAGTCCAACAGATGATTTCAGAGACGACACTCAAAACCGCTGCATCCTGACAGTAATCTGAACCTTTGAAGTTACTGCACGCTTCTTCGTATGCACGTTGAGTGCGTAAGTTAAACTCATCAGGGTTGTTTTCTGTCAAGGAAATTAAATCGTTCCAGTTTGCAGAGGCTGCATCAGTAGTGCTGCAAATCTCCGCTGGAATAATCGGGATACAGTTCTCGCGAATCTCTGGAGTCAGCTTTCTTGCCAAAACAATATAGATTGAACGACTTGCACTTCCTTTTACGGCTTCATCTGAGAGAAAGCCGTAATTCGTTGTTTTTTGGTGACGGGAAGAATTAGATCCGTCATGGATATAAACAAGCAGGTCATCGCGGTGATTGTATAGCTGCTTTTTTAGTTCCGAAAGTCGGCAATTAAGTGTAATTTCTGTTGTGACAGAGAAACTTTCAGAAATCATCGCATAAGGCTTGGTCGGTTGCATTGCTTCCCCAAAATGTGTTTTTAAGAGTGACAGTCCTACGATCAATGACATCATTCTCTGATTTTCCGATGCAAGACCGGCAGTAGGAAGAATGGGGCTATTCAATATCGACTCACACGTTGCTGACTCTTTGAAAGTCCATCGGGAATTGTTGAAGTTCCACCCTGGTATGGATAGAATGCATGAGTTGCGGCTGCTTAAGAGTTGTGCAATCAGCATGTAAAACAGCCGAGGGCCATCTTTTCCGAAGTGAAGTGTTCCACCACCTTTGTAAAAACTTTGAGCTAGAGTGTTCTTCCGAAATTTTTCGGCGGGAATACTGAAGCTGGCCCGCTTTCCATTTGGAAGACGGTACTGGACTTCAATGAGTGTGGAGCCGTCTCGTGGGTCAAACACATATCGAGCGGAGAATTCTGTGCAGTCCGATAGGGGCTTGGTGACCTCGTAGGGAGCACCGAAACCATTTTCTCTGACAAGGTAGTATCTCTCATCGGGAAACTTTACAAAATGCTCTGTTCTATAGGCACTAAACTCCCGCAGGTAAGCGCGATCAGCTACTTTGAAAATCGAATTTGCCCTCTGCTGCTGTAGAGATTGGTTTTTGGTTTTCAAAGCGGCATTTTCCTGCTGCAACGCCATGTTTTGAACCTGAAAATTACTACAGGTATTCCGTAGCATGGTTTCTGCCCATGGATCAACGAGTCGTTCATCTCCAAATGTGACGGCAGATTGTGGAACAAGGGGCGGCTGATAGCCGTTCATACCATACATCTCCGTTTCTATATGCTATTTTCAATGTGCGGATTTTGAGGTGTTTTTTCTGTCGAGGGGGAGAGCGGCTTGAAATCTATATGGTGTTAATCATGGTGATACCTCCTAGATCTGTTATGAGTTATGTACTGAGCAAGGCTTATTGGCCTTGCTCAACTCCCGGATCGCTTCCGGTGACAGTATGGTAGCACGTTTTGAGGAGAATAACAACCTTGAGTTTGAAGTTGTGCAGAATCGGCCGAAATACTATTGAAATCGTGCATAAATCATGATATAATATGAAATATAAGTTGAGTTTGTTTACACAAACTTATTACGAACAGGATTGAATAAATGGGGAGAATTATGATGAAGAAGGAACCGAGAAGTGATGAGCGGTTTGTGACAAGGTGTGCGATTGCAGACAATATCCTGCGATATAGCTTTCGACTGGACAGACCAGACCTGAGTAAGCGCCCCAAAAAGGAAGATGCACTGATCGACTGGGCAGTAAAAGAAGCGTATGCAATGTTTGAGCCTTTAGTGGGAGATCGAATCGCAAAACCTTTTGGAGTAGGATGTCTGCCCCCTCTTTATGGAAAAGAAGCAGTACAAAACTTTTTAGGAGAAAATGCGATTGCGCAGCTCTACTGCCAGCTTCGAGAAATTATTGGGGAGGAAAACCCGGTCAGTGCGTATGAAGCAGTAAAGTATACTTATTTTGGCTCAAAAGAAAAATCCTCCGAAAAAGGCATAGTCACAGGAATGGATTATCTGATTCAAAATAATGTCTATACTTTTCAGACTGGCAGTATGGCTTTAAACAAGAAATCCGAATTGGATACATTTGAGTTTCAAGATAAAGAGGAAGAGAAAAAAATAAAGAAAAAATGTTCCGGTGCAAACAGTACCTTGAAATCGAGTTCTGAATCCGCAGATAAAAAATTATCTATTCTGCCACAATACAAAAGCTTCTTTGTAAGCGGAAAAAACTCCGGATTCAAATTAAGTGATCTGGATGTAGCGGCAATATTCAGAAGATATAATAAGGCGATGGCAGCACTTTATATCGTCAAGGATGCCTATGATGGATTGAGGCCGGAACCGGATAAACATCAGCTGACTATGCAAGAAATTCGGAAGCTGAAGAATCTATATAACAATCTTTGCACTTTGAACGATAATCCGAAACTGACAAATGCAGATCGTCTGTATATTACAATCCGCATAGAACAGGCACTCGGTATACAGTTGACGATGAGTTTGTGGGAAAATGTACAAAAACTCCATGAGGCCAGAAGAATCGAACTCGATGATGTGACATCCATAAAGCAGATGAGTACTTGTCATATGCTTGGCAACATCATAAATCGGGCGGCATTGGTCGATATGGCATTTAAGACATTGAATGAAATGCTTGACGGAATGCCTGCTGAAACATGGAGGACGGAAATCGAAAAAA